CCAAAGCTCCGGCGGTCATACAAATTGCCGATACCCTCCCGAGCAATTCCCCCGGTGGTATTACCAAGTCTGCTGATGTCGCAAAACTGATATTTCCTCCGGGTGTAGCACGAGTGCCTGCGGGAATATGAGCTGGAGTGCCTAGGGTCGTGGATAATGTAAATTCAAGCGTGGTAGATGCGTAAGTTTCTTCCAGCCGTTCAACACCAAGCAACACCCCAAGCTGTTCAAGAAATCCTTCGCTGGCAAAGCGTAATAAATTTTGTTTGCCTGCAAAGTCTATATTGCTACGCAAAAGTGACAAAAAATAAGCAAATGCTAAGAGCACTTGCCGCCACGGATCGCCATCATGCAGTTTTCGATTCAGCTTTTTTTCAAATCGTGCAATAACTTCCGATTCTATTATTGCTGCGTCCTTTTCGGCAAAATTTACTGCCGACAAATTTCTAAAAAGGTTTTCAAGTGATGTATTCATCTAATATCCTCACTACTATTCTCGGTTCAAGCCCCCCAAGCTGATTTTCTGATGGTGCAAAATCTATTTCCACAACTTCCACTCTTGGTTCAAACTCCTGAATACTTTCAAGTGCCATTATGCTTGCTCTTGCCATTGCTCTTGGCATCGGTGCATCTATAAAAGTTGAATTTATGCCAAAATTGCGATTAAGAGGTACCGACCCGGCAACTGTTGACAATATCGTACTTACGTTTTGCAAAATTTCTTCCACGATTGTCTGAGGAAACCAATTTATCCCGCTCGACCCATGGATTGTATATAATTGATTATCCAACGTGGTTTCCTCCTAAACGTATTCCTCTAAGCTGATATCAATGGTTGATGACATACACTGCCCTTTATCATTTATAATTTCCCAAGGGTTGGTTAAATTCACAATGCGCCATCTAAACGTACCAAAAGCCGTTTTTCCTAATAACATAGATAGAGTAGCCCCACGCCGCTGAAGATGAATAAGTTTGTTAAACTCCTCTTGAGGATTCACTCCAAATTGAGCCTTTAGAACGATTTGAAAAGTGATATCATCCAGTTCCGGTCCTATATATTGGCTCACAGGCTTTCGGAGCAGCACGTCATGCTTTGCAAATCGGACACGATTTCGGCGCACAAAATTATCTATTGTTAATAGCACCTCTGATGAAACTTCAAATAAAATTACATCATCAATATCTTTAGAGCCAATTGCACCTAACATTTACTTTCTCCTAATCTCCTGCAAAACTTTTTGGGCTACCTGTTGTAATAATTCCCCCACCACCCGGATAGGTTACGGTATCGCCAATACGGGCTACCCCTATTCCGTCAACCATTACCGAACTTGACGCTGATGAGATAGTACCCGTGCCGCAATGCGGACAGTTGTGCATAACACGGTCATTTAACCTAGCTATCTCCAGACCATCAGCAAGAGAATTTACACTACCCTCAATTATGCTGCCTATAACCGAATGAGGGCAGCACTGCGCACCATGATCGCATATTCCGCGATGTTCATCCGTTCTGCGTGCTATCCTTGCCATAGTATCCCCTAGTTTAAGTTTATAATCGGTGCTGTAATATTTACAGTTCCGTTAGACACTATATTTATGCCCTGCTTGGAAATATTAATTTTTTTACCTTGGAAACTTACATCCACTGTCCCGGCACCGACTTCAATAAAGTCACCACCGCCAAAATTAAGATGTAGTTTATTCTCATTGGTAATGGGTGGGCTTCTGGTGGTGGAATAATAAGAGCCTAAGATACAGCCCTCTGACGGTGAATCCGGTGTGTACAAACACAAAACCCGCTCACCTATTGCCGGCATGGAGTATGCTTTTATACTTCCGGTAGACGGTACCAACACAAACAGATCTCCCGACACTGTTTGCTGCCTATCGTCAAATGTGACTTGTGCTGTACAGTTTTTAGGATTAATTGAAGAAACTGTACCTATGCGAATTATATCGGAAAGCTTAGATTGCATTAATATCCCTCCAACGCACGTCTGCTATTTAATAACACTCTGTATCCTGATTGGTCTATCGAATGTTCACAGGAATAAACATGGTATTTTCCGTCATATTTCCCCCAACCGTCGTATTCTAAATTTATACCGGCAAAGAATCTCAAGTCACCCACGATAGCCATTGCACACGTCCATTCATCCTTGTTTTGTTCCCTAAGTCGTGTTCTTGCTCTGCGGTCAAGATTAACATCTGCTCCATGCCGACCGGCATTTTCTCTTAATCTTAGAATTTTGCTTTCACCCTCCACATTTGGGGCACGGAAAAAGCCGCGTCGTGTTTGGTCTGTTCTTGGATCAAAGTAAGCAATCTCGCAAGCTGTGTATATCTGCTGAAGATTCCGATTGAAGTTTGGATTCCCAATAATATTTGATTGTCCTTTGGTTAAGGTTGCTATTGCCGGTTTAGCTTCATATTTGTATTGTTCGTATATAATTAGCTGACCATCTGTGATTTTCATACACAATCCGTCAGCGCTGCAAAGTTTCTCTAAAAATTCAAAATCTGACTTATCATTAAAGAATGGGTCAAAGTCAGTTTCGTATACGAGTCTAAGTCCGGCAATGCCGGCAATATCTGCGGCAATTCGTGATAATGCAACACTCCTCCAGCCTCTATTCTTCTTTTCGCCGCGCACATTTCCATTTATGGGCACTGCTGTAGCCGAGAGCGTCATAATATCCGACAGATTTACATTGGCTATTTCAAATTCGCCAAGGTTAATTGCCCTATTATCTCCACGCCAACGCCAATCTTCAACTTCTATAGCTGCTGCAATTTTATCACCACGATTAGGAAATCCCTCATTTTGCCAAAACCCTTCCCTGTCTGCCAAGCTAACGGATATATCATCGGTTTTATCGCTGTTATCCGTGTAGATTAGATTTATCAATGGAAATGTACGCTCTTTATAGATAATGCTGCCTCTAGCTCTTCTTGCATCCGGCATTATGTATTTCCTCTCCAAGCTAGGGGGATATCATTTTCTCTGCGTGATGGCATGTCAGGTACCGCAATATTGCAGTTTGCGGAGAATACTGCAACATTACGGTATTTTGGGTTAGCTTCAATTAGTAAATGCATCAACTTTTCATCTCCGTATACATTTAGTGAAATGATATCCCACATATCGCCTTGTGTGGTTGTGTAGTTACGCATTAGATAACCTCATTTCCCTTGCTCTCATTTCACGATAGTATGCCGCAAACCGTGCTGCCTCTTCTTTAGAGTATTGATTTAAAAGGGCTTTGGTTTCATCGGCACTGAGTCCGCTGCCGTTTATCGTGATATCACCGGCACGATAATGAAAATCCCCGCCGGAATTGTTATACGTCACGCTTTCACGCAGTTTATTTATATAGTCTATTGGCCTTGGTCGGTAACCGCCATCATCACCCGGTTCTTCAAATCTAATTAAGTTAGATAGAAATGAGTGGACTATCTCTGCACCCTTTGTAAGGTTTTGGAAAATCCTGTTTGTTTCAAGGGCAGTAAATACTTTGCTGCCTTGTGCATTGGTGATAAGCTCAGCCCCCCGCTCACCTGCTATGAAGGTGCCGGGGGTGTAGTTACTACCCACGGCAAATTCAGGTACGCTATGCATGCTTGCCATATTTGCAGTAACCCCCGCCCAGCTCATTCCCGATGCCGCACTATTAGCAATGAGAGAGCCAATTCCGGCAAAGTTCTTTCTGTTTGCTTCAATCATAAACGCCCTATAAGCAGCTTGAACATTTGCAATCATAGCATCTTCCATGCTTTTATTTTCCAAAATTGCTAAAGCTACGTGGTCAATAAGTTCCTGCGCTGATGCTGTCACTTCAAAAGGATCCATTGCACGACACATAGACTCGATTGCAACACGTGTTGAATCTTCAAAAGCAGAGTTAAGTTCTGCCAGTTGCTTATCACATGCTTCAACAAGTGCGGCAACGGTTGCCGCCGCTTCCGGTCCTGCTGCTCTTAGTTGTTCCAGCAATCCTTCATCAAGCCCTCGTTGTGCTAGTATTTGTAAGTTCTTACTCCATCCTTCGACCATCCGAGCATTATCTATAAGATTTCGTGTCATATCCTGTACGGATACTGCCGCTTGTTGCTCGACTGATCTAAAGACATTAGTGGTAATGCGGGCATAGCTTTCAAAAGCGCTATTCATCTTCGAAATAGCGTCACTTTGTGCCCTTTCCCACTCTTGTGCATATAGGGTTTGCCATTT